GATAGACACCCCATATTGAGAACGGTTCCCATTAGGGAGACGACACGCCGTGTGGTGTTGACGTGTGGCGTGTTGTGTGGTACGTGGTTCGGTGCGTGAAAATTTCGGCATGTTTGGGGTGTGTCGTGTTTTGTGTGCGGTATTATTGAGGTTTGATATATTATCCGCGAACGAAGCGTGAAAGGAAAAAAGTAAAATGTTTGGTTATAGTTTCCTGAATTATAACTGTTTGCTGCATCGGATTGCTAAGGGTGCTAAGTCACGTGATTTTGTGCTGTGTTATCTTAGTGCCGGTAAATTCTGCGTGTGTCCTATTGATTCTGTTGTGTGTGATTATTGGGGTGAACCTTTGGTGTTCCTTGGGTATAGTCGTAGGGGCACGTTGTGAGCAAGGTTAATTACACTGGTTTTATTGCCGGTTCGTTGTGTAAGAGTATCCGATACAGTAGAGTGCCTGTGGTCGCATCGCGTAAGGATGATAAGCCGGTTTATGATGGTTTGTTTGATTTTGTGATGTCGCATTATGCGGGTGAGGTGGCTAGGATGCGTGCGGGTGTGCGAAGGGGGGTGATGTTTGATGTGATATAGTGTTGTTTGGCCTATTAGCTCAGTGGTTAGAGCGGCAATCTTATAAATTGTGGGTGCCGGGTTCGATTCTCGGATAGGCCACGGGTGATATATTAGGTCATGACATGTCATTTGATGTGTCGTGACCTTTTTTTGTTTGTGAGGTGTGTTGATGGATATTAGCCAGATTGTGAGCGTTATCGGTAGTGTGGGCTTCCCGATAGTCGCGTGTTGTGGAATGGCGTGGTTTATCGCTACGACTTTCACCGATTTCAACGACTTGATGACGCGGAATAATGTACTTACTGAGGAGCTTATAGGTTTGTTGGGGAAGGATAACGACGATGATACGAGTGTTGCGTAACATAATCGCTCCCCTTGACGTTATCAATTTGTGCATCGTGTGTCTGTTGGTGTTTGCACCGGTGGCGAGTGCGGATATGCGCGGTGTGGATGTGAGCAATTGGCAATGTAACATAGACACCGGCGCACTTGACGCTGATTTTGTTGTGGCGGGTGCGACGTGGGGTGTCGGTGGTCTGACTAATATGTGTTTGACTAATGGTGTCAATCGGGCCGCGAATTATCAACTTGGTCGCGCTATGGATACTGGTAAAAGTGTGGGCGTATATCACTACGCTATGGGTAATGACGCGCGACGCGAAGCCGATTATTTTGTTGATAACGTCAAGGGTTATGTTGGCCGTGCGGTGCTTGCGCTGGATTGGGAGTCTCAGGATAACCCGCAGTTTGGTGACGGTGCGTGGATTGATACGTGGGTACGACGTGTGTACGAGCGCACGCATGTGTGGCCGGTCATATATTTGCAGGCCAGTGCGCTGGGGCAACTTAGCGGTTACGCGCGCGAACATTGCGGCGTGTGGGTTGCACAGTATGCGTCGAATGCCGCCACCGGTTGGCAGTCGCGTCCGTGGAATTATGGGCTGTATGGCGAGGCGATGCGGCAATATACGTCGAACGGGTACGTGGCCGGCTATGCGGGTCGGCTTGATTTGAACTATTTCCGTGGCGAACGGTGGCAATGGGACGCATATGCGGCGGGCGACCGTAAGGGAGGCGCGCATGTTGGGAGTGCGGCAACGTCCGCGTCTGCGCCGTCCCAACCCGGAGAAGGCGTGTCGCGGTGTGTGGTTGTGTCTTCGGGCGATACGCTTAGCGGTATCGCCGTGCGTACCGGTTTGCACCCGTGGTCTGCGTGGGCTGGGTATAGGTCGGGTAATCCGGGTGTGATTTATCCCGGTGAAACCGTGTGTTATCGCGGTGTGACTGTTGTGCAGACTTCCGCCGTGCGGGCGCACACGGTTGCGCCGGGTGAGTCCTTGTGGTCGCTTTTCGGTGCTGATTGGGTGCGTGTCGCGTCGCTTAACGGTTTATCTAAGCCGAGTCTGATTTATCCCGGCCAGATTCTTAGATATTAAAAATTGCTGCTAAAAACGGCGTGTCGCAATTGCGCACGCCGTTTTTTCTGTGCTATAACTCTTTATGTCAGCAAAAAAAGAGAGCTGGCAATAACAACAAGAAAAAAGGAAAACCATAATGCGGAAAATCAGGAAAACTCTACCGGTCAGCGAAATAAGCTACTACAACCGTGACGGCGCATTGCAATCCGTCACGGTCAACAGCAACGTTCGAACCGTGGGACAGGCCGTCAAGGCACTCATGAAACTCGGTTTGTACAACGTGCTGGTTGACGATGTTAAGGTACGTAAATACACGTATGCGATGGACGCAGAACAGTTCTTCGCTAACGCCGTGCTTACCGACACCGCCGACGAAGCCGAAACCGAAGCCGAAACCGAAACCGAAAACGACTGACACGAAAGGGAAACACAATGACCAACAACAACGAGAACACCGAGAACACCGAGAACACCGAGAACACCGAAACCGTGCGCGCGGATAACCGTCGTTACATCTGCACCGTGGATAATCGTACGTTTGAGGGTAAGCGTGCAATTGTCAACGCGCGCAACAGCGCGAAGAGTCTAAACGGCTATGGTGAGGGTAAGCGGTTGGATGTGGTCGGCGCGTACACCGTGCCCGCCGTCCGACCGCAGACGGGTCAGCCTTGCACGAACGTGTATCTGTTCGCTGCTGACGGCAACACCTATTTCAGTCAATCCGAGGGTATCAACCGCAGTATCTTGGATATTGTGGACATGTTCCCCGATATGAACGCTGAAAACGGCGGGATTCCGGTGGTGGTCAAGTCGACCTCATTGGGTGGCGGTAAGTCCATCAAGTCGTTGCAGATTCTCTAACCGGTAGATGTGAAGTGTGCGGCCCGCGTGTAATGCGCGGGCCGTTTATCGTAGGAGGCGTTTATATATGGCGAGGGCGAGGAAAGCGGCGGACGTGTTGACGGCCAAACGGAAGAGGGTGCGCCGCGCGATAAACACGATACGCAAGAGTATTGTTGAGGGAATGCCGGAGAGCGAACGCCGCGCGCGCACGGCGTACGTGCAAAGGCTTGAAACGGAACTGCAAAAAACGTATATCGGGCGTACCCGTAACAAGCAGATGCGTATTGATGCATACGCGCGCGCGAATGAGATTGCCGACACGTTGACCAAACAGGCCGCGACCGTGAAAGGTGGCGGCGGTAAGCGTGGTGAGCAGCGACGCGCTTTTAACATCTTTCGGCAGGAGATGCGTATAGCGTCCAAGGGTGGGCCGTCGGCCTTGGGCGAGTTCGGCCCTGAGAAAGTTAAGATTTTTTGGCGCTACACTCAAAATATTTGGCAACGCCCGGACGTACCGCCGGACAAGCGTTTGGAAGCTGTCATGCAGGCATATGGGGCAACGTCATTGAGTGAGCTGTTCGAAACCATCATGCAGCGGAATGAGAAGGCGCTGGAGTATATGCGGAACATGAAGATGCATATCGGTGAATTGGAGGATTACACGGACGTTGAGGGCGGTAGTCCGATATGGCTTATCGCGGTGACCCCCGACGTGGTGCGATGAAAGAGCGTAAAGACTTCCGGGTTGCCGCGATATACGACACCGAAACCACGAATATTGGTGAGGGTGCCGAGACGCGCGCGTATCCGATATTGTACATTTTTAACGATTTGCGTGATACGCCGCTGGCGGCATATAACCCCGATGCGGACGATGTGCGGTTTTACCGGCACACGCCCGAAGCGTTGACGTACATCGGCGACCTTATCGAGTATGGGAGTGCGCACGGTTTTGTGCCGGTGATTGCGGCCTATAATCTCATGTTCGATTTGCAAACACTCATGTTGGAGCTGGCGCAAACGTACACGCTGCACGTCAACGCGCAGACGGCAACAAGCGTGTACACGCTTGATTTATGCGTAGGCGATGACGTTGTGTGCCGTTTTTGGGACACCTATTACTTGGAAATGGGCGGTTTGCGTGCGATGGGCGAGACATGCGGATTGCCGAAAGCGGTGGGCGATTGGGATTACTCGCTTGTGCGCACGCCCGAAACCCCGTTGACTGATGAGGAGTTGTTTTACGCGCGGCGCGACGTGCAAGTGATACCCCAATATCTGCAATGGCTATTGCGCGCTAATTCGTGGCTGACACCCGATATGCTCGGTTGCCGTGTGCTCACGAAAACTTCACTTGTGCGGCAGATGGCCCGTCGTGAGATTGGTGGCCGTCGCGTCACGTTGCAAGGTGGTAAGAAAATCACATTGCAACGCGCTTTCGAGATGACGTGCAATCAGGAGTTTCCTAAGGATTACAAGTCTTACGCCTTGCGTAAGGCGTGTTTCCGTGGCGGTTTGACGTTCACGAGCGCTAAAACCGCCAGCGTGGTCGTGGATAACGTCGCGTCGCTTGACGTGACTTCAATGCATCACGCGTTCATCAATGGCCGTAGATTGCCGGTGAAATTCGCGCCGACACCGGCTGATTTGCTGCAAATCGCATGCGAGAGCGTCATTGCCACGCCGCTCGCCGATGTGCTGGCGCATTACGATGACCCGTTTAGGACGGGCGTGCATGTCGCCGTGCGGTTTGTTAACCTGAGATTGCGCAAGGGTACGTGTTTCGATGCGTGGGGCGTTGCAATATGCCCGCGCTCCAAGTTCGTGCGCACACTGCGGGCGGGAACCGATTACAGCAACAACGAGCGGGCGAAGACACAGGATAACAGCATTCGCGCGCACGGCTATGTGGACACCGCAATAAACCCCACATATGCGTTCGGCAAACTGTACCGGGCGGACGAATGCGTCTTGCATGTGAACGAGATTGAACTTTGGAATATCGGACAGGTGTACGACTATGACGAAATGCAAGTGGTGTATGGCGAAAGCACCACTAAAACAATAATCCCGCCCGATTACGTCACTTTGCAATCCAATATGCTGTTCGCGCGGAAAACCGACGTGAAAAACCTCATCAAGGGCTACACCGAGGGAACACCATACACGGGTGAAATACCCGATTCAATCCCTGAGGGAATCGCACGCGACGCAAAAGAGGGCACGTTGAGCATGAAATTCTTGCAATCATATTACGGCTCAACGGTCAAGGGCCAATTCAACGGTATTTATGGCACACAGGCGCAAGATGTCATGAAAGCGGATTATCGAGTGACGGAAGCCGGCGAGTTGGAAGTGGATAGGGCGACGGTCTGCACGCCCGACAATTTCGCGGACAAACGCCCACGTACGCCCCGCGTGCTGTACACCTACGGCATGCGAATTGTCGCCGGTAGCCGTATGCACCTTATTATTGCAATGATGCTCGTCTACGCACGGCTGGGCGATAGGGTGACCGTGACCGGCGGCGATACTGACAGTTTGAAAATCAGCTGCGCCGCCGACGTGACCGACGCGGAACTATTGGACGCGTTCGAACCGTTGCACACCGCGATAGAAACCGCTATTAACTGGACTATGCGGCGCGTGCGCGTCACCGCGCCGGATATGGCGAGCACGCTGGAGCATATCGGCAAATTCGAGGTAGAGGACTGCGGCGGCGCTACCCGATACACGAAGCATATGGAGTTGTGGAATAAGGCGCGTGTGAGTCTCGATATAGGCGGTCGCGTGCATGTGACGTGCGCCGGTTTGCCGCGCCCCGACGGCGCTTACACAATCGAGGAGTTTTTGCACGACCTTATGGCGACCGGTCACGGTTTTGCCGAAGCCGTCGGAATGTCGCTAGGCTATGACGTGCTTGTGGACTATGCCATATGCCACACGCTCCAGCGCAACCGCCCGCACGTGTGGGACAGATACGTCGGCAACGTCACCGACTATCGCGGCGGGACGACGCATGTGGACGTGCCCGAAGCGATAGCGCTATACCCGTCGGGACGCTGGTTGGGCGAGTCCGATAAACAGGCGAACGGGGAAAACATTACATATCTGCAAAACACATATAATAGACGTGTGGAAACAACACCACGCGAACTCATAGTAAAGAATGGAGCACCAAAGGTTGTGAGCATAGATGGCGAACTACTATTATGACCGACTCCGAGCGCAGATATTGCCGCGCAATGCCGATGTTAATTTGATAATCGGGGCGCGTGGCCTTGGTAAAACGTACGCCGTGCGCCGGTACATGCTGGAGGACTTTATAAAAAACGGCATTTGTTTTGTTGAGGTCACACGATACCGTGAAGAGAACAACGACGTGGCGGCAAAATATTTCGACCGGATAATAGAGGATAATATTTTCCCGGACTGGGAATTTAGGGTACATAACAAAACAGCCGAAGCACGACGTGCCGGGACTAAGGAGTGGAAGACGTGCGGTTATTTTATTCCATTATCGCTACAGCAACAAAAAAAGAAGAGCACATATGTTAACGTGCGTAACATTTGCATGGATGAAATTATCATAGACCCCGATGATGTTTATCACCATTATTTGCGCAACGAGTACGAGCAATTGGCGAACCTTGTGGACACCGTGACACGTGAACGCGCCGATGATAACAAGCTCCGCAAACCGCGCATATTTTTGCTGGGCAACGCGTGCGACGCGTATAACCCATATTTCAAACGTTATGGGGTGCCTTTAGAGCCTGAATACGGTTTGCAATGGCTAGACGGTAAAACGTGTCTGTTTGATTATGTCAAGAATGAGCAATATGCCGCGCAGAAAACCAAGCACACCGTGGCCGGGCGAATGCTGAAAGACAACGGCGGCGTAACCGCCGAAAACCGGTTCCGGCATTACGACACCGATTTTTTGGACAAACCGCACGCACACGCAAAACTGTCATACGTATTCCGGTGGATGCGCGTTGAATATGGCGTTAGCATTGACCTACGGTGTGGATACGTCTTTATCGCCACGACATACGACAAGGGTACGCATGTACCCTATTTCGCCATCACGCGGGAGGATAACCGGCTTAACTATCTCACCGCCGATATTGCGAAAAACATAATCAAAAATCTTACGTCCTATTATGCGCTGGGATATTTGCGATACGACACGGTGGAGACGCAACACGCTATATCCGAGATGTTGCGCGTGTTCGGTGTAAAATAAGCATTGGCATACAGGGCGAGGCGTTGCGACGCTGACGATAAAACATAATCACCGATACCAGCGGTTGACTCCGGCGATGATATGGCCGTGATTTTGGTAAGCGAGCCGCCGACCGTCGCGAACCGTGTCGCACGCATGCTAACATTGAGCCGTACCGGCGTACATCTACGGTACGGCTCTCTTTTTTGAAAGGAAAATGGTAATGGACGACGAAACCACCGAGGAAAGGGACACCGCCGAACGCGACGGCCTCACTTCCGACGAAGCGCACCGCGCGGGCGAGTTCGACGACTTGCGCGACATGTTGCGCAGCGTGCTGGACAAAGTGGACGCAATCAGCGCTCGCACGGACGCAATCAGCGAACGAATTGACGGTATCTACGACAATTTCACCGATTCAGTGGCTCAAATGGTGGAAAACGGCGCGACCGTCCGTGAGGACGATGCGGCGACCGCTATCGCCGAAGCAGCCGCGAACGACCTTGAGAATCTTGATTACACGCTCTGAACAAACGAATAGGAGATAATTTATTATGGCTGTAGATAACGCGACGATTTTGGACAAGGTACGCCTTAAGGGCACCGACGACTATCAGCAGCGCATACCGAGCGCCACGCAGACGGGCGTGGCGAACACCATGCGATACTTGTTCGACCCCATGAACCGCCAGTATCTCAATGACTGCGTATGGAGCATGGTCAACCGCATCGGCCTCACCGTGATGGCGCAGAACGAGCCGTTTGAGAACCCGCTGGCGGTTTTCAAAAAAGAGAATCTTTACTGGGGTTCGACCGTGCAGGAGATTGCCGTCAAGTGGATTAAGGCGCACGGGTACAAGGACGACGCGGAGACGCTGCTGAAGATGCACCGCCCCGAAGCGGCGGTGTGGTTCTACGAAATGAACCGGCGCGACCAGTATCCCATTTCATGGACCGATGACGAACTGCGGCAGGCGTTCGTGGACGATTTCGGGCTGAACCGTTTCATCGCGCAAATCATGGAAACGCCCCGCAATTCCGACCAGTATGATGAGATGAACATCATGCTTGCGTTGATACGCCATTACGAGCAGGACCTTGGTTTTTATAAGGTGCATCTTGACGCGGTGCCGAGCGATGAAACCACCGCTAAGACGTTGCTCAAGGCGTTGCGTGCGACCGCCGGGCGCATGCAGTTCCCGTCAACGCAGTATAATGCGCTTAACGTGACCGATATTCCGGCGTACGCGAACCCGCAAAACATGGTGTTGCTGATTGAGCCGGAATATCTCGCATCACTTGACGTTGACGCGCTGTCCGCCGTGTTTCAGTTGGATAAGGCCGACGTGCCCTACCGTATCGTTCAGGTGCCGACTCTCGGAATTCCCGGCGCGGTGGCGTTGCTGGTATCCACTGACTGGTATCAGGTGCGCGACACTCTTTACGGAACTACGCAGTTCTATAATCCGCAAACGTTGTCCAACACCATGTATCTCAACCATTGGGGCATTTATGGTGTGTCCCCGTTCACGCCGTGCGCGCTCTTCACCACCGATGCCGGTACAAGTATCAACGTCGTCACGCAGAACGTTACCGGTTTGACGCTGACACCGAGCACGGCGGATGTCGCGCCGGGCGACGTGTTGCCGCTGTCCCCGAAGCTCACCGCCACCGTCACACCGACGGGCACCGCAATTGAGGTCGCGCCGAACAGCGCAACATACCAGTTGACCGCCGGTCGTACCGGCTTGGATGCGGTCCCGCTGAATGTTAACACGTACGTTGACGACGAAGCACGCTTGCATGTACAGCGCGACGGCTTGCAGAATGGCGACATTATCAGGGTTGATGCGCTAGCCACCTACGTTAACCCGAACGGCACTACGGAGACGTACACCGCTACGGGACGTTATACCGTCAAGATTCCGGCTGCTGCTGCTGCTGGTACGCAGACAAGTGTGCCCAAGGCATTGGACGCGGACAGGACACCGGGCGTGGCTGAAGCGCCGACCGCTAAAGCAAAACAGTAAAGTAAAGTAAAACAGTCTGATAGAATCGGGGATACCGGGAAAAACCGGTATCCCCGATTTTGTATATATGTGAAAGAGGCGCATAAATGAAATTCCCGCACTTGGACGGCGCGACCCCGTTCCCCGGCGACGGTGCGCACGTGTATGAGCAGTACGTCAACACCTACGACTATCACATGTGGACACCGAACACCAAGATAAAACTTTGCCGTGTGAAGTGGCGCGACGACGGGCGCGACGCGGTGAAATTCGTCGACGACGCGGCACGTGACGCGTGGTTCGATGCGCTGGACGGCGAAGCCGTGACGCTTGACACGAGTATGTATATCGCACGCGCGGATACCGACGGTGTGAAGATACCAGTGCCGTACATGACCGCCCAGCGGTATAACTATCTTGTGGTTGACTTTACTGCGGATGTCATGCAATCGCCGTTGCAACAGACGGACGGCCAGACACGTTATCATTATTTCGTCACGCATGTCACGGCGGAAGCCCCGAACACCACCACGCTCGTACTGCAACGCGACGTGTGGACGGACTATATCAACGGCACAACGATTAACGGGTTGCTGTTGACGCGCGGGCACGCGCCGCTCACCGAAATGACACCGGCGCAGTTGTTGGCGAACCCGCGTGCGAATTGCCGTGATTTTACGTTGCCCGACGTTGATTATGGCAATGCGGCGAGTAATGTCAGGAAAAGCACGCCAGTTAACTTGCAAAACGGTGCAAGATACATCTGTTTGGCCGCGACGTTTTCGCCCTCACAATTGCAAGTCATGAGTGGTGTGCGCGGTACGAACGTCACGGATAGCAACCCGTCATACAGCAACGACGACGGCACGGTTGGCGGTTTCGCGTGGGGTGCCGGAAGCGTTTCCACGTCAAACGTCACGGGTGCGGGCACCGCTTATAATTCGGTGGATAATCTCACCGCAAGCAATGTGACCGTGTATGCGCTCGAATCGTCCAAGATAACGGGTGATTATTTCGACACGCTGTTCACTTACTACCCGCATATCATGTCGCAGATTACGGCGGTTTTCGTCGCCACCGCGAACATGATGCGTCTTGACGGCCACGTCGGAGTGAACGGGGTCGAATGGCATACGGTCAGCGGCGCACGCACGAAACTAGCCGATATTGATTTAACAATTAATGATTTTGGATACACCACCGATTACGCTCGAATAACACGGCTATACCTTGCACCATATGCGCACTTGGAAATATCCGATAACATCGGCAATAAAACACGCGTGGAAATAGCGGACTGCGGGCACCTCTCGGCGCATTCGGTCACGTCACTCAGCTATCCGATATTGCGTCAAATAGCATGGCTGGACGGTATCGGAGCCGACGGCGATACGTCAATTAGCATTAACGCACTCAACGGCGATAGCATCACCGCCGGCGTGCCGAACGCCGACGTGCTCAAAACACTTATATCGCACGACATACCGACCTACGCGTTGCAACGTCGCGCAATTGATGCGCACCGCGCGGAAGCATACAACCGAGAGGTTGCACAAGCGCGTGAAAACAGCGTCATAACCTACGAAAACGGCGCACGCTCGGCTAACGTATCACTAGCCAACACTAACCGCAGCAATGCAAACAGCATTGCTAACACGCATCTATCAAACGCACTTAATTCCACCGTTACGGATAACGCAAACTCTGCATCAAATACAATCTACGCCAAAAACATGCAGCAACAAAATATGTTGCTTACCGCAGCAAATGACAAAATTGACGAACTTAATGTTGCGTCGTTGGACTTGACAACGAATCTAGTTAACACCGAGATAACAGCAAGCGCAATCGGCACCGTTACCGCAGCGATAGGCACCATAGGCACGGCGGCAGCCGGTATAGCGGTGACGGCGGCGACGGGCGGCGCGGCGGCCCCGATGATTGCGGCGGGACTCGGCGCAGCCGGAAGCATCGGCCTATCAGGCGCAAGCTTCGCCACAGGCGCATCCAAGACGACGGCGGAAGCAGCCTACAAACAAACATACAACGACGCAGCCGCATGGGCCGCGAAAAAATACAACACTAATGCGAACAGTGTCAGCATCGCAATGGCGGGTACGCAACTCGTCGAATCAACTAACCTTAACACCAATAACACTAACGCAAGCAACACGACGAACACTAGCATTACGGCCAATAACGCGGCCACGTCGAACGCGAACGCGGCAGCGTCGCGCAATCAGAGTGTGGATAATGCCAAACGCAGCATGATTAACGCGCGTTCTAACGTTAATGCCGCGTGGCGCGACTTGCTCAACCACGCCGCCCAGCCGGTGGGCGCGTATGGCGGCGACAATTTCCAGCAGGCTACAGGGCTTGACACTCTGACCGTTAAAATCGTTACCGAAGACAACGGAGCGATAGCGGCGGCGGGCGATTACATGCTGCGCTACGGTATCGCAAGCAACAAACTATACAACGAGCCGAATCTCACGCCGTGCCAACACTTTACCTATTGGCAGGCTGAAGACGTGTGGTTGACCAACAATCTCGCCGGGAACGACGCGCTCGATACGATGCGGGAGCGATTGACCGACGGTGTTACAATTTGGACTGACCCCGACGAAATAGGCGGCGATTATCTCACCGCTAATCTCTAAAGTAGAAAAAAAGGAAAAAAGACATGGGACGCAAACGAACGCACAAGCAACCCCCGACACGTGCGGAGCTGGGCGAAAAAGGTCTACCGGTATGGCAACAGTCGCAGCAAATCAACTCGCAGGCGTATTTCATGGCGTATTCGCAAATGCTCAATATCGCCCTATCACGTTTCAAATGGCTGAATCTACCGAAGACGTGCAACGCATGGTTTCTAGAGTATAATCTGTTGTACTACGGTTACGCCACTATCGCATATCCGCACAGTAAACCGGGCGTGTTCTTCAGCACTCAGGCCGTCGTTAACTCCAATTTCAACGTCTATTATCGTCCGAAAAAATGGACTTCATACGGAATTAACGGCTGGCGTTTCGACGTGGACAACTCCAACGGCGTATTCATCTACGCCAACAAAGCACGCACGCCATTGGTGCCGACGCTTGAATTTTTTGCGCACGAAATGGAAGACTTGTACATGACGCGCCGGCAAAATCGTTTCCACCAAAAGACACCGTTCATTCTTGAGGTGCCGGCGGGTCAGCAGACGGCGGGTGTCAACGTGATTAAGCAAATATCGGGCGGTGAAATGGCAATCATGGCGACACCCGGTTTCACCGATTCGATGAAAGCACAAGTGTTAAACACCGGTGTCGAATATATCGGCATGGAACTGCAAAACGATATTCAAAACACATGGAACGCCTATTATCAAGCACTAGGCATCAAGAATCTACCCATGAAGATGGAACGTCAGACCGCCGACGAAATCAACGACTACGGCGAACCGACCGACCTCCGCGCACTCTCCGAGCTTGAGGAGCGCCGCGCCGCTTGCGACGTGCTGAATACCCGGTTCGAAAAGTATCTCGATGCGCCCATAGAAGTGGTTTGGAATCAGGACAATATCAGTAAAAACTACGACTATCTGACCAATATCCAAGCACAGGAAGGAAACGACGACGATGTATGACGCGATACCGGCATACGAACCAAGCGAACCGCGCGACGAATACCACGCCGTTGTCACAATCACGCTGGGCGAACTGCTCACCGAGGGCGGCGTGGACTGGACACAACCGCAATGGGATTGGAGCGACGACGCATACAACGACGCGCAATACACACGGTGTTGCCGAAAAATCGAAAACCGTTATTACGACCGGGAGCTGGGCGTGATGCCGCCGAGCCGCTGGCGCAGACACCTCATGCGACTCATAAGCGAGTTCATGCCGATTCTGAAACCGCTGTATCAGCTTGCGGACGGCAACCCCGGAATGTTTTTATCGGACGCAGACACGTGGCACAAGATGCGCACCGTGTTTTCCGACTTTCCGGCCACGCAGCTCCAAACCGGTCAGGATTACGCAAGCAACGCGACCGACACACAATACGAAACCATCACCAACGGCAACTACATAGACAAAATTAAGGCGATACGACAAGGGGACTACGTGGACATTGACGTGCTACTATTGGAGCACTTGGAAGAATGTTTCAGCCCATTGTGGACGGCGAACATAAACAATTACTAGGAGGTAATAAACACATGTTTCCGTTACCCTTATATAGCGTTTGGCCTTATACCCCGGCCATACCCGCTTTTTACTGGAATGCGAAAAGCACAGAGGAGATAATCAAATATCTTGCGTGCGAATACGGCCACATAACGTCCTATTTCGATGAACTCACCAACGCAATCAATAACCTGAGCGCGGACGTGCAGACGTTTGAAACCGACATCGAAAACCGTGTAAGCGCAATGGAACAATCGTTGTCAACATTGCTTGACAATTTGGAACACGTCGGCGATAAGATGGTAATCTATGACCCGACGAAAGGCACCTACGTTGATTCCAAAATCGCAATGCGCGACATGTATCGCGAACTCGCCGTATTCGGCGCACGTGTCAACCAAATTGCAACCAAAACCGTGGACGACATGGCGACGCACCGCACGGACGAAACCGCCGCCGTTGGCAATCTCACCATTTTCAACGACACTACGCCACGCGTCACCGACCCGAAAACCGGCAACCCATACACGCCCATACAATAGACACAATAGACAAAGGAAGATTATGGACGACACCACACCATACAACAAACTACCGTTATACACTACCGGCTCGGTAGCGGACTTGCGCGACAACTACAACCGCGCCATGCAACTCATTGATAAAAAACTGCACCAACTCGATGTGCAGATTCAAATACACAACCCGGAAGGCGTATGAAAAAATGACCACCACAACCGACAATTTCAATCTTGACTTATACGAGACAGGCGACCCCGCCAACCTCAATGATCAATACAATTCAGCGATGCACATCATCGATGAAAACATGTTGACTATCGCAAACGATGCAGCAAGCGCCCTCAGCAGAGTAGCCGAAGTCAAAACCACCGCAGACACCGCGCTAAACCTAGCGCAAGACAACAAACAAGACATTACCGGCATAAACGGCAACGTCGCTACACTCACTACCAACGTAGACGCATTAGGCGCTACACTCACTACCAACGTAGACGCATTAGGCGCGAACCTAACCGCGCTGGGCGCGAACACCGTCAGCGATGCAACGGCCACCAAAAACAGGATAGACACCAACGCGGGCAATATAACGACTATCAACAAATACATCACCGTTAACGAACTATTTAACATGCGCGGCGACGACATAATAGTCACATTCGGGGATAGTTACGCGTCAGCAACCAATAATACATCATGGGCATTTCAAACCGCAAATAAACTGGGATGGACGCTCAAAAACTACGCGGTTGCAGGTGCGGGATACATTCCGCCCAACACGACGTATCAGAGCGAGTTCGAAACCGCGCATAATGACACGACATACGTGCATGACCGAGTGTCGCTAGTCATAATCGGCGGTTCACGAAATTCAAACGATGGTTACAGCGGTTCTATAAAAACCGCCGCAACATCACTGTTTAATCAATGCAAAAACGAATATCCGAACGCAAGAATAATCGCAATACCACTGTTGTGGGATAAAAACACCGTATCAGACTACTGGCGCTATAACGCAAGCGAAATCGAACAAGCCGCCATAGAAACAGGCATCGAAAGCATCCCGTGGGCCTGGACATGGAACATGGGCATAGCCGCAAACTTCAACGACGACAACATTCACCCAAACGCAAGCGGCACCGCAATAATATGCAACTACATCATGCGATACCTAACAGGCACATACACAGGCCGACACGAAACGTGGGTATGGCGCAAACCGGGCAACCCCGCCGCAGGCATGCTCTCAATCAACGCAAGCGGCGGAACCATAAGCTACGCGTTCCAAATGCTCGGCGAAAACACCGCAGCAGAATGGACTGAAATACACGGCGTACCACAATGGGCATGGGCGGACACCGATACCACCAACTCAGTATTCAAATGGTCACTACAATCGTCCAACGGCGCAAACGAAGCAACACTATTCAAAATCAACAAAGACGGAACATTCGGCATACAACCATACACCACAACAGGAACACACGGCACACCCAACGGCCTAATGGGCGGACACTTCACTACAGCATGGTAATAAAATAGCACACATAAAAAACCGGTTGGCGGTACGCCAACCGGTTTTTATGATTCGTTCGCGGGTAATATATCAAACCTCATTAACCGAGATAGTATAACGACGGCATAAATACCCCGTACTACGAGACACGAACTCATCTGTTTGCGTAATCTCATAATCGTCAGACAACATAAGCTCAATAGCCCAAGACAGAGCGGACTCAAACGACATTTGAAAATCTTCAACGGTGCCATCGTCGGTGACATTGCCCGTAAATCGGATACTCTTACACAACGAACCGGCAATAAAACCAGTGTAATTAACCTTGCTCACAACGTGCCCCTACGACTATACCCAAGGAACACCAAAGGTTCACCCCAATAATCACACACAACAGAATCAATAGGACACACGCAGAATTTACCGGCACTAAGATAACACAGCACAAAATCACGTGACTTAGCACCCTTAGCAATCCGATGCAGCAAACAGTTATAATTCAGGAAACTATAACCAAACATTTTACTTTTTTCCTTTCACGCTTCGTTCGCGGATAATATATCAAACCTCAATAATACCGCACACAAAACACGACACACCCCAAACATGCCGAAATTTTCACGCACCGAACCACGTACCACACAACACGCCACACGTCAACACCACACGGCGTGTCGTCTCCCTAATGGGAACCGTTCTCAATATGGGGTGTCTATC